TTAATTTGACTGACTTTGGCCATGGCCTTTGCCACTGTATTTTTGAATGAGCAGCTTAATCGCAGCTACCTGCTCATGATTCAGAATTGCCTCATCAATTCCTAGAAATTCGTTATGCAAAATAACTTGTCCATCAATAATTTCAAACGGATTTTTATCAGACATTTTCACACCTCGAACATTAGTTTCTTTGATTATAATTATAGCATTTAAAATCAATTGAGAAACAATCGCAAAGAAAACGAAAAGAATCGAACGGGTAAAAATGCATATATATCAACGTTTATGCTCATTGTTAAAAAGAAAGCAAAAAGAAAAAGCCCTACACACGGCTAGTGTTAATCAAAGGAGAGGACTTTCACTTCCTTTTTGTTGATTTTTTGGTGCCATGTGTAGGGCTTGTATTCAATTGTTATTAAAAAAGGCCCGGCATAAAGCCGAGCTTAAGTTGCGCGATATGGACTAGTCCCGACCAGGTGCGCTGAGCCTGGCCTTTCCATATCGCTATTATACCACACTATTCAAACTTTCCGTACACCTCGCCAGTCTTAGCATTGCGGACAGCTACATAGCCATAGCCATTGCCACGTGGCTGACGAACGTAGACAAACTCACTACCCCGTGACCAGGCGTCATACTTGATCACACTACCCGCCGGCAGGACCGCAATCGTAGATGCACTAGGCCGTGCGCCCCAACGCAAGTGTAAGGTCGTATTGCTGATGAACTTGCCGTCTTCAGCGTGCCAGGTGTCGCCTAAGTTGTCCGTCCACGTGGTCTGCGGATTGACGACCGGCTTAGCTTGGTCAACTTTAGGCTGCGGTACTGGTGCAGGGTTGGCTACGTTGGCTTTCGCAAACTTGTCCCAAGCCGCATCGTCCAGGTACCAGATAGACCGGTCCATGTCGCCACCGGTATACTGCCAGCCAGTGATAAATTTAAACGCCCCACTGGATACCGCCATGTTAGGTACCGTCCAGCTGTTCCACGTCATGCTTGCATACTTGGCAACCCACACGCCACAGTCGTTGGCACAGTTGGCAACCTGAGCCAGTGCCGACTCGGACACATAGATGACACACCAGACACCAGTCCGATCGTGGACCCGATCAACAAACCGGCGTACCCAAGTCGTGTTGCCGAAGGCGCTGTTCTGGTACCCTTCCCAATCTACGATCAGCATACCCGTACCGACATAGTTTTTGATGTTGTCGATGAAGTAGTCGGCCTCTGCTACTGGGTCGCCGCCACCGGCATAGTGGTAGTAGCCAAGCTTCTTGCCCAGCGACTTAGCCAACTCTACCTGGTGGTTGCACTTCGGGTTGACGTAGCCCGTACCCTGTGTAGCCTTAACGATGACTGCCTGCGCGTGGCTGTCCTGGATGATACTGTCCGATGAGCCACTATATACGTCCACACTATACATAGTCATGTTATTTGCCTCCCTTATTTTTCTTCGCGCCAGTGATGGCGTTGTAGTCCGTTGCGTCATAGTCTGACTGGAGCTTAACCAGGATCTGCTTAACTTGTGGCGGCAACCACAAGCCCATCTCGCCCCAGTTTTCGGTGATTGAAGTCAGGTAGTTAATGATAAAGCCCCACACCATCGTTTGCGCTAACCAGTCAAAACCTAGACTAATGAGATATGGATAGATACTGATGATGCTAATCAGAACTAATGTATGTTTAATTAATCCTAAAAGCCCTTTGGTTGAGTTGGTTTTACGGATAAATGCCGATCTGATATATCCAGTAACTACGTCGGTAATTACGCACCAAGTAAACGCAATGATAAGCGGATCATCAACCATATGCTGTACTTGGCGAAACATTAAAATATGATATGGCAAATTTCTAATCTCCCTTCGAAAAAGCCGCCCCGCGTGGTACTGTTAGCTTTCTTTGGCGACTATGTTTTAGTTAGCTAGGCTTGACTGGTATCCGTGTTGGCAGATTCGCTGGCGCCGGCTGACGTAGACGTGCTTGCGTCCACGTAGTCCTTGCCAGTGATTTCCTTGTACTGGTCAGCCGTGATCGTGTGGTAGACCACGTAGCAATCAATTGGGAACCCCCACCCGTAAAGCGTCTTGACAAAGTCAAATTCCGTCATCATAGTCTTTCACTCTCCTTAGTTAGTCGTGGTCGTGGATTGCGCCTTGAGCTGAGCAACTGTCTGACCAAGCATGGACACCATCTGCTTAAGTTGCGCGTTGTCCTGCTTGATCTGTACGTTTTCGGCGTTAGTTTTGGCTACCNGTTGGCCCAGCAGACTGATCATCTGTTGCTCAGCAGTTGGCTTAGCTGGAGCTGGCTTGTTGAGCGCGTCGATCTCCGCTTTGCTGAGCGTTTCAACCCACTTGTTTTGAGCCGTGTCAAACTTAGGCTTATACATACCGGCGCCGTTGGCGTCATATGGTACGACCGTTGTTTCGTTGGCTTCCAGTGGCGCGCCTTCCGGGATCAGCGTTGAGCCGTCCCAGTAGCCGTTGGCGTCATAGTGATAGGCAGTGACGAGCTGGTCGCCGCCAACCCACTTGGTACCGTTAAAAAACTGGTTGTTGTCAGTAGGTGCTACGTCCGTCTGACCGTCCGTCAGTGCAGTGCCTTCAGCAACGCTGACTGCGCCGGTGAGAGCATGCAGACGGTCAGTCGTGTCGTACGTGTAGACGAGCACTTGCTTTGCGTTTTCATCCGCCATGTTTTACTTCCTTTCTGTTAGTTGTCTAGATGGATATACATTGTCCCAATGTTCATGTACTGCTGTTCAGTGCTTTCGGTTGTCCAAAAATATAGATTATCTAAGTTGTTGGGGTCGGAAGTCGTGACATAGCTGTGCTGATTAGCGATAAATGCAATCGGCATATTAGGCTTGATCGTACTTGCGATTTTTAAAAACGGTTTGCCAAATGCACCTGTTGGCACGATCATACTTTCGATATACAGATAGATAATCTTGAAATGGTTGAATTGCACAATGACAGCTGCTACTTGATTAGCTGTTGCGCCATTCATGAATGTTCCCACATTAGTTGAATATGAAGCATTATCAACTGGCAGCTTGTTAAGCAGTGCGAAATTGTTGTTAAGAGTTGTGAGCCAGTCCTTTTGACCGGCGGTAATAGTAGATACCGGCATTTTTAAGTCCTTTCTAGGACTGGCTGATATGGTTACTCAGTCATGATGATACCGAAGTCAATTGACGTGAACGTCATGCTGACACCAGTGATGTTAGTAAACAAGAGCCGTTTAGTAGCAGCGTTGTATTCAACCAGCAGTGGATAGCCGTTGTTGCTGTTCTGCACGTAGGCATAGCCAGTTGCCTTCATTCCACAGCCTTTGACTGTGTCCGGCAACTGGATCACTTCGCGATTGGTTTGACCACCAATCGATCCAGAGCTGTTTGATACATTACCGTTAATCATTAGATAATTTCGTCCGCCAATCCTTCCATAGAAGTATCTGCAGTTGTTAAGCGTGTAGCCATTCATGGCGGTCAGCCCTGCACTCGTCCACGTACCACTGTCGCGGTTGTTGAGCTCGGTTAAATCATTGTTGAGTGTGGACAGCCAGTCCTTTCGTCCAGCAGTAATAGTCGAAACAGCCATTAAAAAACGCCCCCTTTGCTGGAGACGTTTGCGTGGCTAATCAGGAGCGCCTTTGCGCCCCCCCCGAAAATTTTATCGAACATATTTTCTAGTCCTTTCTGGGACTAAGGACTGGCCGTGATAGCTAAGCAACGATAATCATACTGATGTATGAGCCAAAGTCGCCAATTGTAAAGTTGTAACCATTCGTGATGTTGATCTTACCGGTGCCGGAGTCAAACTCCAAGTCGCTGGCCGCACTGCTACCTACCGTGCTTGTCTGCGCAAAGTACGTAGAGATAGGCTCGTAGATGTTGCTGGCAAGCTGGATGATCTCCAGGTGCTGGTTAGGCGTGATGTTGCTAGGTATCGTAACGTACCCCGCAATCTCGATAACCACACGCTTTTTGTTGCCGACAACCTGCGTGGCTTTGCGCCAACACAGATTTTTGCCGTTGCCCAAGCCGTTTAAAGCCGTGATTCCGGCCGTTGACCACTCGGTAAAATCGCCAATCTGACTTAAGTTACTGTTTAAAGTGCTAAGCCAATCCTTTTGTCCCGCTTGAATTTGTGTAACTGCCATTANCCAAGCACCACCTTTCCGGCGAGTGCTCGGTTACGGTTAATCAGGTGAGCGCGTACGCCCCCCACGTGAAATAATGAACATGTTGATTATCCTTTCCGGGCAAAAGGACTGGCTGAATTGGCGTCAGTAAGAGCGTACTAACATAAAATTGAAGTACGTACCCTTGCTGATGTCGGCACCGTAGTTTTCTTCCGTCAACGTGAGCGTCNTACCAGACCGTGTGATTACACCGCCGACCGCCCAATTGGTAACTTGCGACCATGCTACGCCTTGACCAACGTCGGTGTCTGACGCAAGCCGGCCAAAATCAATTGACTTGTTGCTCGTGCTTAACGCTGACCCGATNGAAACGCTGCCGGTCGTGATTGCCAAATGGTGGCTGCCGATCTGATATACAACGGTAGACCCAGTGACGCTACAGCCGTTGATTGCTGTAATTGGCACTGTGGAAGACGATACCTTGTCNCCAATCTGGCTCAAATCGCTGTTGAGCGTGCTGAGCCAGNCTTNCTGCCCTGCTGTGATCTGTGTNANTGCCATCAGCGGTCACCGCCTTTCACGGAAACCGCGCTATCAGTGGGGTTTAAGTTACCCCCCCACGGNTTACAAATGTAGTCATAATGCTACCTCCTTTTTAATTCCATGCCGTAGTNCGGCGCCAATCTGTCCACGTGTTAGCAAAGCGACTGCGGATAAACTCGTTAGCCTCACCGTCCACGAAGACCTGTACCAAGTTGCTAGACGTGCCTTTAACCGACATAAACCCTGCCTTGCCGTTGGGGTTGTTGCTGGCACTCGTATTTGCAACGTAGTAAACCTTGCCCGGAGTAACCAGCGTGTTAAGGTCAGCGGTTGACGTTTCAGCGTTGAAGAAACTGTTAACGTATGCTTGCATCTGGTCAGTAGTAGGCACTTGCTTATTGTTGACTAACGTGCTGTACGCGTTGATTGTGTCTTGTGTTGCTTTAAGCTGCGACGTTAAGCCGGTGAAAGCTGCGCCGTTTAAGATGTTGCTAAGTTGCGACTTAACCTCGCTGGCTTTGCTTTGCACTTCAGCAACCGCCTTGTCCATGTCAGAGACATAAGGCGTAGTGTTGACGCCCATCTCGACCAGATTAGGCAAGACGTGCAGCCAAACGTTGACCGTTGATACCGTGCCTTTGCTGTCCTGCACGTAAAAGTAGGTACTGTCCTTATCCCAATCGCCCTCATGCTTGAACATGCCGGCCGGGAAGTAGTACGTNACCCGTCCCGTTTGGGCATTNTCGCCAGGCTGATCAGTGTCAGCCCAACCAACGGCACGATATAAATCGCCTGCCGGGTCTTTGCCGGAAAAACCGACCGACCGGTTGTCTTTAGTCAGATCATATGGCAGACCGTTTGCTTTAATCCAAAGCTTGCAGAAAGCCCGGCTGTCGCCAACCCGGCCTTGAAAATTGTTGGTCAGGTTGACCAGCGTTGTGCCAGGCTTTAGGATGTCAAGCTCGACATACTCGTTAACTGCCATTGTTCCCCTCCTTTACATATACGGTTCTACGTAATCAAAAAGCCGGTCTAACGTATCGTTAGCCGACTTGAAATCGTTGTTTAAGTTGTTAAGCAGCTCATCATTTAGCGACAAGCTATTAGGTATCCATAGCGATACAGTGCTTGTCAGCTCGCCGGTTTGCTGATCAATCAGCGAGTGATAGTTGTAACATGCAACAACACTGTTAACCGCTGTCTGCACGTCCTGCATTAGGTGCTTGAGCCAGATGTAGGCGTTGCGATTAATCAGTTCGTCCGACAAGTCTGGCACCGTGTATTTAGGCACGTCAGTATCCATAAAAACGCCATTGACGGCATTTAAAAGCCAAGACGCTTTATCATACACGTGCTGTACACAAGTACGATACGAGCTTGTCAGCGTGGTCAGATCGTTGATCGGCGTATAGCTTTTTGATAGTCCATATTTCATCAGCTCCAGTAGGTGGTTTGACGCCAAGCGGTCCACGTACCATCTGACAACCACGAACGAACGTAAAGCTCGTTGTTGTGAGTGTCATGCAGAAACTGCGTACCGTTAGTACCAGTAGTGCTTGCAACCACAATCATGTTGGCGTACGTCTGACCGGATAAAGGACTATGCGTCAACGTTTGCCCGTTGGTGTAGTAGTAGCCATTGGACTTAACGTTGTTTAGGTCAGCCGTGCTTAGGTTACTCGTAGCAATTGAGCCAGGGTCACCTTTAGGCCCTTGAATGCCCTGGATACCCTGCTCACCTCGTGCACCGGTTGCCCCAGTCTCACCTTTCGGACCTTGTGGGCCTTGAATCCCCTGTGGGCCTTGTGCAAGCAGCATCCAGTATTCTTGGTCGGTTACGTCCTCGCCGTCATTGGCCCGCACGCAGACATAGCTGCGGTCGCCGTTAGATACAATGTCGAGCACGTGGTAGTCAGTATTGAGCTGGAACTCGCCACGTGCATGTACAGTGTTAGCCATCTAGTCACCACCTTTCGCTAGCTCCATTGAGTCGTCTGACGCCATGAAGTCCAGGCGCCATTGTGCTTGTTGCGGATATACAGGTTGTCGGATACCGTGTGCATGGTCTGCGTGATGATTCCACCGGCATTAATGACTTTGAGCAAGCCGGTCTCGCTATTTGGCTTGCCATTAACACTCGTTGAATTAACGCCATAGTATCCAGACGTCGTTAGCCCATCACACGTGCCGGAAGTAACTGCCGTAACCGCAAACGGGTCAGTCAATACATCATTAGGGTCCTCAACGGTCATATGCCAGTGACCATCACTTTTGTTAATGTACGGCTTATAGCTCTTGCCGGACATGCCAGTGTCGCCCTTAGCGCCCTGTTCGCCTTGCACGCCTTGCGGGCCTTGTGCACCTTGCACGCCTTGTTTACCTTGCGGGCCTTGGACACCTTGTGCACCGGACATATCTGTGACCAGTGATGCCTTGCCACCAGTCCATACAAACAGTTTGGCATTATCTGCGTCATCGACGGTCGAGTCGATAATCGCAAAGTCGCCTTCGCTAAGATCGTTTGGTCCGTTAGCGTTAAGCAATGCTACGGTTGCATAGGTCTTCTTAATGCTAAAAGGCTTGCCGGCCGGCCCCTGCACACCTTGCGGCCCTTGGATACCTTGCTTACCCTGTGGGCCTTGAATGCCCTGCGCACCAGTAGCACCAGTGTCGCCCTTATCGCCTTTATCGCCTTTCGGCCCTTGAGCTACGACGCCTAAGTCAATATCAGTTGTTGCCAATTTCTCACCGCCTTTCTATGACCAGAAGTTAATCTGACGCCATGATTTCCAGCTGTTGCTCCAGCGTTGCCGTATCCAAACATCACCAGTGTTAATTTGATATATTGTCTGAATAATCATTAATCCATTGATATATGAGTCGACTTTCATCACGAACCAATCGCCCATATCAGTACCAGTGGTTGGGTGATTAGTGTAGTTAGACAATGCGTTAGGCATGTAGTACTTGCCAGTCGTCGTGTAGTTGTTAAGGTCTCCGCTTGATACAGTCGTAGTTGCATCAACGTTTGGTATGCTTGGCTTGCCCGAGATGTTAGCCCACGTCAGGTCAGACTTAGTAGCCACATTAGGTTTACCCGAGATATTCGACCAGGTTAGGTCGTTAACATATGCGACTTTATTCCACTCACCCCAACCACCGGTGCTAGTATCACGATGACTGCGATACCATAGATGCTCTGTCGTGCTATCATTGCCAGACCACCCTAGCAAAAGCTGTCCAGAACCACCTCCAGCTACGTTAAGTACGTTGCCGTATGGCACTGGATAGCCGTTGTTGTAGACGGTTGACATCGATACCCCGCTGGTGCGTGGCAGACCCGTTGTCGGGGCATTAGCAGTCGTACCAGATGCCGTTGCGGTGTAGTCGCCTAAGTCTTTGAGCGTGTCAGCATTGCTTGGCCCAGCCGGACCAGTAGCACCAGTCTCACCTTTTGGTCCCTGTGGTCCTTGAACACCTTGAATGCCCTGCTTGCCTTGCGGACCTTGGATACCTTGTGGGCCTTGCGCTCCAGTATCGCCCTTATTGCCTTTGGGTATGGTGAATCCAGACGACAGACCGGTAACCGTACAGCTTGTTGAGCTGAGCGAAGTGATACGCCAGAAACCAATATCAACGCCATTGCCGTTTGGATACTGATCAAAAACAATGTCACCAACCTTAGCGATGTCACTAGGCTGTAGGTTTGAGCGAGCAAATGTAGCTGTTTGACCGCCGGCACCATTGCCGGGTATATCACCGTTGTACTTAATGATATTTGCTCCCGTTGGCCCAGCCGGTCCAGTAGCACCTTGCGGACCAGTCGGCCCGGTATTGCCTTGTGGACCTTGTGCACCGGTTGCTCCGGTCTCGCCTTTGGGACCCTGTGGACCACGTGCTACCACGCCCAAGTCAATATCTTGTGTTGTCACTCACTCACCTCCTAACTCCATTGCGTCGTTAACCGCCATGCTGTCCATGTGCCATTGTGACGGGTACGGGTATAGCAGTCAGCAGTCGCGCTATCGATGTACGTCTGCCATACTTCACCGCTGTTGGCCCTAATCGTCAGCAGACCACTGGTTGACGGTATGTTGGCAACCGTGCCATCGATACGATAGTTGTCGTCCATCGTGAGGTCATTAGCATCGCCCTGCGTAATCACGCCGACGATAGCCGGCATGTCAACATTGTTGATCAGTCGGATGTGCCAGTGCTTGTCGTCTGCGATATACGGTTGCCACGTCTGACCATCTTTGCCCGCAACTCCATCTTTACCGGCCTTGCCATCGGCTCCCTTGAGACTAGCCAGCCATTGTGCCTGTGTACCGGTGTAGCCATTGGCTACGGCAACTTCGTACGCCGACTTGCCGTCAGCACCGGCATCGCCTTTCTCGCCTTTAATCGTGCCGACTTTTGGCTGTAAAAAAGGCCAGATGCTATCGCCATCTTGCTGACGATAGATCCGACCATAAACCGTATCCATAACATGGAAAGTCTTGCCATTATCATAGGAGCGACCAAGCCCATAGATTCCTGAATCCGTATCATATCCGGCCTCGCCAATGATTTGACGATACAAGGGTGTAGTAGATGGCGTAATTGGCTGCGTCTCTTCCTTGAAGAGATTGCCTGTCTTGTCATAATCACGATCAACATCCCCAGTGTATGATCCAAAACCACCAGATCCTTCGCCACTCATCTGCCAGGTATCATAATTAGCAGGCTCATAACTGTATGCTGCAATCCACCGATAGACGCCCTCAGCGACCATTTTCGCATTGTCAAAATGACTCTTATAAGGGCTATCAGAGCAATACAGACCAATCTTATATTTGTCACCAACCGCTGATCTGAAAGATTCAAACTGTGCTGACCAGTCACTGGACAATGTTTTATCTTCCATGTCTAGGAAAAAGTACTGGCTCGATGTCAATCCAAGGCTCTGCGCGTCTGAAACCGCGAACGCTGCTTCACCGCTCAAGTTATACCAGTAGTGATAGCCATGCCATTTAAGCCCATACTTTTTACAGTTGGCGATATGTTCAGCAGCATGATTATCTCTGCGGTTGCCGACAGACAGGCGGATGATAACTGCCTTAATGCCATTGGACTTAGCGGCTTGATAGTCAAACTTAGCTGGATCTTGATATTCAGAGATATCAATCACATTAGCCATCGTCATGTACTGTCGCCCCCAATCGTCACTTGCTTAATCTTCTGCATCTGTGCATCCGTCATCGTTACCGTGCTGTCATTGCGGACATCACTACCGCTACTTTTCTGCAGTTCAGCAATCAATCTGGAGCGGTCTTGTGATTGATTCTGACGTACTTCCCAAGTCGTTGAGTCAAAGATCTTATTACCAAACGTAATGGCGTCATTATTACCTGAGCGATCATCCAAATACCTGGTATAGCTTTGGATCCGCACATTGACATCCAGCCCGTGCCGATCTCTTAGCCAGCCATTATTGCCAATGTCAATGTTGTTTGTGATCTGACTGTTGTTTCTAAACGTCACCCAACTCATTGAGTACTGCACGTCTGGATAATCATGCAGCTGCCCTTTAAGTGCCGTCTTAAGCTGATTTTCGTCAGTGATTGTGTCGCTGGTATATGGATCCTGCCAGATCTTGCCAATACCGCTTTTATCTGCGAGCGGGCTAATGTAGTCAGCCTGGCAACTATATATCGTAGACGTGGTAGTCGTGGAATCATCAGAACCGTCTGATTGGGATACAAGCTCAGCCATCTTGCCATTGCGAACGCCAAAGTTTGGCTGCCAAGCACTGATTGCCTGTACAACGGTGCCTCGTTCTGGATTAGCAGCCATTTCAAGCGTATTGGCATCGAGCGCTAATGCAACGTGATAGGTACTGCCACGCCCACCCCAGAACAGCATGTCGCCGGTCTGATATGGCGGGCCAACAACCGTCCCTTGATATTCTTCGTAGGTGGTCGGCTGATGCATCGCGATACCAAAGTGATTGTAGACATAAGCCACAAAGCCAGAACAATCCCAGCCACTAGGAGTATTGCCACCCCAGACATAAGGTGCGCCCACATATTGTTTAGCAAAGTTAATGACTTCTTGCGCGCCACCACCAGAAGATGAACTCCCATCATCAACGGTTGTAGTCTGTTCTATCTGCTTGCCAAAACCGTGAATTGCTGTGTAGAAGCTAGAGTAGTCTTCATTCCAACTAATGTAGTTAGCATTGACGCGATCAACAAAAGTGAAAGCGTCCTGACTGCCGATTGTTTTTGCAATATGCACGGTATAGTTGTCAAACCAATATTCACAGGCCCATGCTTGTGCAATTGCTGATAGAACGTCATCCCCATGGCCACCGCCAATCGTGCCTGTACCGAAATCATGATCATTAAAGTTGCCATCAATCTGATACTTAAAAGGCGTCCCTTGAGTCATTAGGTCGAGACATGCTCTCAATGACTGGACGCCGCTTAAAGTATTCATAATGTAACTGTCATGCAGATCATGGCCAACATGTGTAGCTGACACGGTATATACCCGAAATTCCGAGTTGGGCACAGGATTAGAAGTTGTCAACCGATATTGCTGGCCATCAGGCGTGGTAAACAGCGTTCTAGGGCCAAGCATATCCTCTGCTACCAAGTTCTGGCCAACTGCATTAAATACGAATGACAGAGTCGGATAGCTATTGATCGTCTTAGTGACTGCTACGTTATATGCCAGCAATACTGACTGATCGCCAGTATAACTGGTGATTGGCAGTTTAATCATTAGCATCCCCCCTAGTAGTAGAATCTCGTATCAAACTTGACGTCAAAATTACTGGCACCATCGATATGGATTTGGTTTTCGCCAATCGCAAAGTCCAGATAACCGTGATTGCTGTCTTTATAAGCCTGCTCGCCATTGACCAGTGGCATGATGCCGTTGATGATGACGGTGTCAGACCGGTTCACTCCCCGAGTTAACTTGAAAGACTGGCCGGTCGTCTTGTTGGTGATCGTAAAGCCATTAGGCGCGTCACCGTTAAAGATGATTTTTGCCGGTCGCTCGTCCGCTGTTAAGGGTATCAGCCCCAGATTGTGGAAAACAAAATCGTTAGAGCTAAACTCAAAGCTGATATCCTTGTCCGGTATGTTCTGGCCGAAGCCCCAAGCATCTGAGCTAAAATTCATCGGCGTTAGCGTGGTAGCCACCGATTCGGCATATCCGTCAGCACAGTCAAGGTTGATTGTCACGTCAGATGACCGCCAGAAGTTGCCGTTTTGTGTAGGTGTAACGGCCTCTGCACGGCACTTCCACCGCATATATGGCATGATTGTGTTGATGACGTAAAAGTCCTCGTCAGAGCGCAAAATGCGACGCAGTTCAAACAGTTGCAGATTGTAGTCGTTGATGTCCTCAGCAGTAATCGTTAGGATTAACGGGATCGCCAGATACTGCTCATAACTGTCTGTCCGTGTAGAACCATACTTGCCAATTTGCTGATATGCATATGAGTAGTTGTTAAGCGGGATGTTAAACTGCTTAACTCGGAAACCTAATGCATCCAAATCGTATTTAGTGCCATCAAGACGCTGAATGATGATTGTCGACATTAGAATCCACCTCCTACTGGCATCGCATTGCCTACTGGGATAGCCCCACCATTGCCACGAACGATAATTTCTTGTGCTTTGATTGCCTTAATCTTCGGATAGGTAGTACGCGCAATCGTGTTGCTGTCCAGCTGTACCGAGATCGTCACATCACCGCTCATGTCAACACTACCATTAGCACTTGCTGATTGGCTTGCATGTCCGACGTTGCTGGTAGCAAACACCGGCATCATACTGTTAGCAGCTGATTTAGTGTTGTTGATCAGTTGACTGAGCTTGCCAGCAATGCCATTAGGGTTGATCTTAGCCCGTGCTTGGATAGCCTCAGCAATCAAGCTGTCAGCAGTATTGCGGCGTGGATTGATTGCTACTTCAGGCTCACCAGGAACTTCACCAAAGATTGCTGGCTCAAATGCCCAGCCACCATTAGCATAACCATGTGGTGTCCATCCCCTTCTGACTCCAAGCGGTGCCAAATCGGATCGCCAAGTGCGGTCAGCAAGCACAGCACTAATCTGGTCAAAGGCGCTATGGATATTGCCATGTTTGCCACCCATAGCCCGTACGGCAGATGCCCAAGTACTCAGCTTAAACTGGAATAGCCCGATTGGCCGGCCTGTACCATCATGGTCATCGATACCGCCACCTGTAGCAGGGTTAACGGTAGATTCAACCATTGCTTGCCAGTAGAGGCGTTCAATATCGCCAGCAGAAAGGCTTTCACCACGAGCGGCTGCAGCCATTTTGGCAACTGCCGCAAACTCGCCTTTCGACATCGCACCACCGCCAGATGAGCCATCAAATGATTCAGCAAGCTTCTGCACCTGCTTTTTCATGAAATTGCCGACTGCGGTTGACGCTAGCTTGATTGAGCCATTACCACGATCATAGGTGAAGTAGGGATGCTCAAGCGCATTCAGCATTTTATCAATACCGGTTTTCTTCTTGATGGCATCCCAGATGTCTGATGCTGACTTATCAACCCAATCAAAAATGTCTTCAAGCTTGTCGCCAACATTATCGATGAAATCTTCAATTTTTGCGCCCGTACCTTTAGCATAGCCAGGGATTTTACCACCGTTCATGGCAATCGCTGCTTTAGACTGCTCGTGAGTAAGGATTGACGTACCTGCGTCCAGAAATCTTAGCTCTGGGCCACCAGCGCCAAGCAATTCGTAACCGCGTGGCGTATGTGCCAGTTCAAAGCCTTCTTCACCGACCAGAGCCAGTTGACTGGTTGGTAAAGCGCCTGTACCAGTAGCATAAGCCGCCGGAATCATTGGCACTGTCTGACTAGCTTCAAAGACCTTTAAGACCTTGTTAATGCCCTCACCAAGCTTATTCCAGATCGATGCGGTCTTTTTAGAACCATCCGCATAATGGGCGTTAGTCTGCGACTCTTCATTTGCCGCTGCGCTTGCGTGACCAGCAGCTTGTGCATTAGCCGCATTGACGACTTCTTCTTTCTGCTTATTGATTTCATCAGTTACTTTTCTATGCTGATCGCGAGCTTTTTTGGTCGTCTTACGATACTCATCGTTAGCCGCATCTACATCTCCGTCGCGCTGTTTCTTCGCATTATTGACAATTTCTTCATACTTTTTCTTCGAAATCGTATGATGCTCTTTGTATTCTTTTTCAGCTGCCTTAACGGTTTCCTTATACTGGCTGTTTGCGTTCTTGACGACCTCATTACGCGTTTTCTTGGCTGGCTCAACTGCTGCGCGATACTTTTGATCTGCAGACTTCTGTGTAGCCTTAAGATCTTGCGTGTCAAGCTTACCCTTATCCTTGATCAGTTTCTCATAGATTTTCTTCTGAGTATTAGCGCCTTGCTGTACATACTTAGAGATCTTTGAGTTAGCAGCTACCTGGTCTTTATATTCCTGAGCAATGTAGTCTTGTCGTGCTTTGCGCAGTTCTTTTTCACGTTCTTTTTCAACTTGCTTGGAGTTGGCACCATATTTCTGGGCTAACTGGTAGAGCTTGTTGGTACCGTTGCTCTCAATCTTCTGCACTTGATCATAGTAGGCGTTGGTGTCTTTTTGCATCTGAGCATATGACGCCTTGCGGGCACTGGCAGCCTTCTGATCAGACTTCTGCAGATTAGCAATTCGTTTATCAGCGTCTGCCTGTGACATAGCACCATTCTTAACCAGCTTCTGCAAATCTGCCTGTGCTTTGGCTTCTTTGTTTTTGTAGTAGTTGTCTACTTTCTGGTTAAGCTCGTTATAGTAGGCATCAGTCTTGGCTTTAGCTTTAGCGATGCTCTGCGAGTCAACGTCCATTCGCAGTACCGTTTGAGTAATCTTATTGGCAGTAGGCGTTGTGATCTTAGCAAAATCATTCGTTTCTTTATCAACTTTGAGTTTGGTATGCACTTCCACCGGATGTGCCTTTAAATGACTGTAAGCACCATTGTTGATTGCCTCACCTAATCGACGGCCTACATTCTTGCCCAGTTCACCGCCAAGCATGCCACCAATTGCAGTCCCAATCCCTGGTGCAATTGCTGATCCTATAGCAGCACCGAGCCCAGCGCCGGCAACAGAACCAAGTGAGCCACCTACTTTTTGACTAGTTGAATCAGTAGACAATAGTTCTGACCCGACCCCAGCAACTGCACCAACTACGGGCATGCCACGCGTCAAGAACTTCGATGCTCCTGTGGCCAAAAACCTTCCGCCTGCCATGATACTACCAGTGTTAGCTGCTGCACTTTCAGCTGTTAACATCCCAGTTTCCGCAGCCATAGCAGTGCTACCACCAACGCCAACCATGCTTGTTGCTGATTCAACAATCTTAAACGACATCAGCGCATCACGAGCTTTGGCCATCCACATTACAAAATCCATGATCTTTTTGACAGCAAACATTGCAATCAAAGCTTTGGTGAAATTCTCAACGTCAGTCTTATGTTTAACCAGTTCTTTGGTTACGTCGTCCAATACCTGTAATGGATCAACCGCTGCGTTCCCATTATCTTTTACCAAACCTAGCGCAATGCCAATTGTCTTAATGGTATCGATGAAGGTCTGCCAAACAGTTTGCCCAACGATCCCTAGCAACTGGCCCAGATTACCAATCAAGTCAACCAGCGTCTTACGATGAGTCCCAATATAATCCAGTAAGCTCATGACACCAGACAATAATGCATTCATCGCTTGGCCTAGTAATTCGGAATAGCGAGCAATCATCTTATCAGACAGTAAATCTCGCAAGTCTTCTGACATCTTTTTGTTAGCCTGGAATGACGTATTCATAACATCGCCCCAAAGCACCTGCCACCGAGATTTAATGTACATTGACATCCCAGTGAACGATGTCATTGCTTCTTCTGTCGAGCCTTTGTACTTATTGCTAAGATAATCCAGAGCTTCAGTAAACTGAGTAGCGGTAAGCTTACCGGCAGCTGACATAGCGTAGAGCTGCTTCATCGACTTACCAGTGGCTTTTTCCAGTGCTTCGCCAAACATTGGGAACCGGTTAATCATAACCGACATATCTTCTGCACTAGCTTTACCACCAGCTACGATCTTAGCAAACTGCTCGCCAGCTTCTGCCAGTTGATCATTGGACATATGCAAAGTAGATCCTAGACGCACGAATGCATTTGTCCAGTCTTTAGTCTCTTTGACGCTTGAATGGACGTGATAGAATGACTGGGCCATTTTATCAATGGTTTCGGACGCATAGATCGAGTGCTGAGCCACGTCATTGATGTAATTGACCAACACCTTGCCATCTTGTGGAGCTTCAGTCGTCAAGGCGGTCCAAACAGTCTTCATTCGGTCCTGCTGAATGTTATATTCCATACCAGCTTTAGCCGATTCAACCAAACCGTTTTTAATAGCAGTCAATCCTGAAGTAATCATGTTGCCTGCAAAAACGCCAAATGCTGTGTCTTTTAGATGCAGAAATGACCTGTTTGTTTCCTCAGCTTGCTGTTTTAACACCTTCATTGGAAGCGTAGCCTGGTCATTAAGTTTTACATCAGTAACGACCTTTGCTGGCAATTTTCGCAAAAGCTCTTGATAGTTAATAACTTCGCCTTTTTCAGCTTTGGCATTAAGTTCTGTCAATTGTTCTTTAGGAATTTTCTTCAGCAGTTTGTCAAAGTTGTCGATCCCCTGTTCCTTTGCGTCAGCAGCTAATTTTGTGCGGACCTCTTTAGGGATGTCCTGGTAGCGTTGTATCAACTTAGTAACTTGGCTCTCTGATTTTTCAACATTTTCTTTAATGTTCTCTTCAGCCTTATTACCGGCATCTGCCCCAACATTTTTAAGCAGATCATCAATCTTTTTTGCGCTTTCTGACGCTTGATCATTAACAATTACATCAATATCGATTTTACCGTCAGCCATTTAACCCCTCCTTCCTAGTCTGCATTAGCTTTTAGCATCGCGAACACACTGTCCATCTGTGCCTGTCGTGATGCCTCAGTTTTGTTTTCATCGAGTTCATAGTAGTTCTGAGCCTGCAGAGTATCCGTTAGCTCCTGGCCTTCCAATTTCGACGTATCTTTCATGCGTATCTGGACAATGCGCTGGAAGTAAGTCTTAGACCCGAGACCGGCGAAAAGCGCCTTAAACTTGTCCCAGTGGAGCTTACCTTCCTGATCGACTAAATCCATGCCGTACTGCTCCATGAAACTTGCATAGATGGCACCGGCGTCTTGGGTGAAGGAATAATATTTAACCGGATTACCAGGCGTTGCATCACCATCGTTGCCATACGGCTCTCGTGAGATATAGTCGCTGATGTCTTTAAATGCTGTCAAAGCGAAATCGGCATCTTTCGGGTAATTGCCAAAAAACATCCTAAAGGCAATCTCTACAACTTCTTCATTGCTGAAATCCTTATCTTCAAGCAGCCGATAGAACCGCAAGATATTATCAAAGGATAGATCTATTGAATACATCTGCCCCTTGTATTCATATTCATTGCGCAATGGTTCGCATAGCGACAGCATGGCTACCCTCGTTTCTTGACATAACGAGTCTTTTTAGCCTGATGCTTGCGATCTGCATTAGCTTTAGCAATTCCATCTTCTTGGTCTTGCAACTTAACCAATTCTCGTACAACTGCAGACAGCTTAGTAAAGCTATTGCCATAAAATTCATACAGTCGCTTGCCTTCACCTTTGCCAAACAGCTTGTCAAGGCCCTCCATTAAGCTACTACGTTGATCACTAATTGCCTTTTGTAGTGAGTCTTGACGTTCCCCAACCGTATAGTCATTAATGAATGCATCACTTTGATCATCAAAAGCATGTGCCGTGCTAAACAGGCTGATAGTCATATCATCAAGCAGCTTTCGCGTCTCATCATTAAATGTGATACTGTGCTCCGCGCCACCGATTTTGATTACTTTAGTTTCAACTTTGGCAATTTTTTTATCCAGATCAAAATTAATTGCTGTCATTTTATCCTCCTAACGTCTCACGTTGCTCGTCTCTGTTTGTTTGACTAATGGCCGGCTTGACCAGTATTAGTAGTCGTAGACGTGCCCTTCTGTGGCTTGCCGTTGAAGACTGCTACAAAGCTAAACGTCTGCTTGGCACCAGGTTGGCCACCAGTTGCGACGATGTTAGTCAGCGTAACTACGCCATACAGTTGAGTACCGTCGGAATACGTGAAGCGCAGCAGAGTCTTCAGGTCATCCCCCAGTGCGTACTGCTTGCCAGCAACATAGTCTTGTGCTGGGTCGCCATATGCACGGTGCCCGGCGATCGTTAGCTGAATTCGCTTAGAAGTAACATCAGACTGGCCAAATCCTTCGCCATCGTAGTATTCGTCGTTGGCCGTCGTATCATTTTCAGCAAAGGTAATGTTGTTGATCCCCTTTGCCAACTGCGCCCAAGTAGTTGATGGATCGCTGACTTTGGATACATCTTTAATGTCGTTGGTGCAGATCTCCAGTTTGTTAGTGTGATTAAGTTTGTAGCCACCGATAGATGCAGGTGCAGTATCTGCCATAATCAATCATCCTTTCTTACTTACTAAAAGTATCTACTGTAACTTTAAAATCCATTGCATAAGTAACAGCGCCAGTCGTATCTGCCATGATTGGATGCGGCATTGATGCTATTGTTAGCTCGTTGTAGACAAAGCTATCATCGGAACTATCAACGCTGAAACTGTTATCGCCGAGTTTATCGGCAATCGTCCACAATACGGTATTGATCGTGCTCTCGTCATTGCCGCGCATAACGCATTCCATCAGGTACTGCTCTGTCTTGTTACCTTCATAGTCCATGTCGACTACGGTCGATCCTGGTAGCATCTGCAACCGCAACTCGGGGTCATGCTTGCCGTCCAGGTAGCCTAACAGACACTTAACCGGCAGACCATATGAGTTAATCGTGTCTTTGATGCGTTCTTTAAGATCCATGAGTATCTCCTCCTAGCAGAGTGTGAGCAACGATGCGCTCCCACGAATCAATGTAGAGCGACTTGGCTTTCAGATCCCAGCGTTTGGTAGCTTGGGGATGCTCCGACCGCGTGTAGTTCACGATTGGATGCTGACGGCCATTGCGGTCCGTTATCATCCCGTAGAACTGAGCTCTGGCATACGGCGTCGTGTAGGTGATGTGCTTCCCATCATCAGAGATAGCAGCAGTATTAGCCAGGTGGACGTGATTTTTAACCGAATACGGTACAAACTGATCCATGTCTGCCATTGCTTGATTGGCTAGTACATACTGACCTTTAGCGATTGCCTGCTTGCTGAGCAACTCTCCAGGCAAACTGCCTTCGATTTTGATACGAACGCCCATTACAACACCTCCAATTCATAGGAGTACACATCATTGCCATACGGATCACGATTGTCGACGAAATTAGTGATCGTATAGTCGTGGCCTTCAAACGTGACATGCCAGCCAACGCAGTCTGGCGTCAGCTTAGGCATCGGCGTTGAGATGTCGGCAAACAAAAAGACGACCGCATTTGCTGTGATCGTCCTACTGTTATTTGAACCGCTGTAAATCGTCTGTGGCTGTACGATAACATGATTAACCGCGACATCAGTCGTTTTAGGCTTGCCGTAGTCGTCTTCATCACCAGTTGCCATATGCAGCACGACAGACTGATTACAGAGATGCAACGGAATTTTGGGCAACATCATCATTCTCACGCTCCTCTGAAAAGCAAACCGTGCTTAGCCAACAGCTCATAAGCTTCTCTGCATAAACCATTGGGCATTAGCCCCGCACTGGCATCCGCTGGTGTCAAAGATAGGCGACCGATTGAGACGGCTTTGTACTCGCCTTGCTGTATCTCATAAGACTTAGCAGATTGCGCGAAAGCGTAGTAATCGACCTGCTCTTTGACAGCCTGTTTGAAGTCAGCAACACGGAACTCATCTGGGTCAGCAGATAGATCGTTATAACGATAGAAATCACGGGTTGCGTTGTTAATCACCGTCTCTGCCTGAGCTTCCAATCTAGTAAACTCAGCCTCGTCACTCACCGCTCCTTTGTATTCAGTAAAGTAGTCAGCAAAGCTCAGATAAGCCATCTCAAATCATCCCCTTATTAGTGTGGCGTGCCAGATGCTGATGCCGGCTTGATTTGAACGATCTTGGCATCATTGACAATGGCAACGGCATAGATTTCATCAGCGTTGACCTTAGTCAGCTTGTGGTCGATATCACGATCGGTTTCCAGATTTACGCCACGCTTCAGGTACGTCTTCATGGCACCTGGCAGTACAGCCAAGCCGTAGCCTTGTGCCAGCTTACGCGTACGCACGATCTGCCAACCGAACAGTTCACCAAACGAACCATTGACCAGAATGTTGTCGCCCAAATCAGTTGCTCGCGTCCAGTTGTCAGCAGCAAGCTTACGCAGTGCATTTGCATCCTTAGGATTCAAGAACAGCACACCGGTTTGAGTGTCGTCGCTTTCGTAGTTGAAGTCAGAAGTGTTGTCAATCAGTTGCGCAGAGATTTGGTCTGGCAGATCCAGATCAATAGCATGGTTAACAACCAGAGTTGCTTTCTTAGCTTCTGTCAGAATGTCATTGTCGACCTTTGATGCAATCGACAGACCAATTTGGCGGGTTGCCTCACCAGCCGGATCGCCATAACCAGACAAAACAGCTTCGTCAGTCAGTTCAACCCCGATACCGGCCTTCTTCAGCACCACCTTTTGGGTCGTAGTCGTCAGTTGGTTGTATTGGATTGCCCCGCCTTCGGCAACGTCTTGCGCATCACCGATGTATTTGTAGCGTGGTAGGGTAATCGTGTCACCGGCTTGGCCTTGCAACGTGGTGTCAATTGGTGCAATCGAAGTAAAACGTACTGCTTGTGGCAGTTGAGCTTGCAGCATTTGCCCCATTACTTCGGGGTCAATCATTTGAGCAAGCATAGTAGTTAAATTAGCCATTAGTTAGTTCCTCCTTCATTAGTTAAATCAGCATATTCTTGGGGATGTTCTTCCTTAAAGGCCTTGATTTCCTGATAGCTGGCGTGAGCAAAGTCGATTTTGGCACCAGTATTTGGCTTAGGTTGGCCACCAGTGATCTGTACACCACTCTTTGGCTGTGGCTTAGGTTCTTCGGACTGCTTAAACAGATAGCCATCAGATTCCTTGATAGCTTCAAGCTGCTTGTCTAAGCCGTCCAGTGCCCCATCTTTAACCGTGACGTCATCAAGGTTAAGCAGAGCACTGACTGCCTTGTTGTTATGAGCCCCAGCCGAAGTCAGCGCCTTATCGATCAAGAATGACTTCTGTTGAGCTGACAGGTCAGCAGCATACTTTTCTTTAGCAGCCTTATTGGCCTTTTCCAGCTCATTAATCTTAGCCGTCAGCTCATCGCTGTCTTTCACTTGCGACTTTAAGCCTTTCAGCTGTTCGTCACGGTCGTTCAGTTGACTCTGCAGACCATTCTTTTCGGCCGTCAAAGAGTTGATCTGTTCGTTTAAGCCGTTAACGTCCTTTCCGTGTGCAGACATGATTGAGTTGATCTGATCATCAGACAAACCAAGATCTTTTAAGAATTCACGTTTCATTGCGATCTCTCCTATCGTTAATTGTTGACGCGGTTACGAGCCGCGAGAATTGATTGCATACAAAAAGGACAGTTTAACGACGTGTCCAGGTCGTGGTAACAAAAAAGCACCAGCGCAATGCTGATGGCTACTTTGCTTCAACAACAATTGTTGAGTAACTTGTTGCTCTTTCTTTTACTTCATCAGGGGTACCGTCTTTCCACTTGGTAATTACGAAATGATTAGAATCAGAATGCCATTCATCAATATGTGGCCAAATTACATCAGATAAATATAATTCTTTATCTGTTGGTAATCTAAAAACATCCATCATTTTAGCACCCCTTTCAATAACTTCATTAATCGCTCATCTTGCAAGCTTAAGACATTAAGTTCAGCAACTACTTCTCTATAATTACGTAAAGAAATGGCTGTTCTCAAATATCCACTTTGTCGTAACAGCGATGGTTCTGATCTCGCCATGTGCTCAAAATAGGAATACACTGGCATATCAAGTTGAGTAATTGCATCATCTAAATCGCGATATTTATTAGGGTGTGCCCTATACTCAGCCTTAGCTTTATCCCAATTACGCTTATGTGTCATTTCATGCTTAATTATACCATTTGCATCATGTGCAGCAAAGTAACCACCTTTTAAATAGTTTTGAGTGCTTTCATAGTCTCGCAAAATATCGCTGTTGATATATAAAACATCTTTTGATTGCTGATATGAAGCTGCTGCTGTTTTAGGTAACTTTCTACTGTCGGTAATCACAATCTTCGGCAGGTTTTCGCCTACATAACCACCAAGAATTTTATCTACTCGCCTTGCGGCATCACGATACTTCTTAGTACGATTTTCCGCCCAAATATCCGCTTTCATTTCTTTCATCTGAGAAGTATGAATATGAACATCATGCTTCCCATCAAGTGAAAACTGAAACATCCGTTTCTTAGACATCATGTCAATATGTCTAGGATTAATTAGTCTTTCTCTATCATAGTCCCGCGTTAGAATTGGCACCTTGTGTCCAGCGTTAGTTTCTTTGATATAGTCCCGTAGCTTTGCTTGGCGCGCTTTGATCAGTGTTTTGGTACGACTGACCATTTCAGTATCACCAAGTTCTTCGGCCACCTTCAACCGTTTTTTGGCATCCCTGATAGCCCGCTCCCGTGCCCGCTGACCTTGTACCAGTTTGCCGTTCTTGATTGCTTCTTTGGGGTCGTATTGCGGCTGATGATTAGTATTCATACCTGGTACGTAGGGAAACAGAATGTGCCGGCAGTTGATGCCCAATGTTCCAGACGGCTTGCCATAATCATGATTGTAGATGCTGTCGTACTTAGGATCATAGTCATCGCTTTCTGGTGGTACTAGATTAACCACATGGCCTTGAATCCATGCACAAGCCGGCCGACTGTTGGGATGACTGCTCATTAATGCCAGATGCATGTCAAAGTCTTTCATCCGCTGCAGGCGCAGATCGTTATAAGTACGATTGACTGTTGTCGTGGTTACCATGCGCGTATAGCCATCAATGCTCCAGTTATGCCCAGCCTTATCAACCAAGCGTGTTGGTAATCCTTGATCGACTACTTTATACAACGCGTGCTTAACGGCATCCTCATGACTGGTCGCACCAGATACAGTAGCCATCGTTGACTCAGTTAGAATCTGCCGATAGGCTTTGGTGATGGCCGATTGCTGGTAGTTGCGCGTCACCAGTGATTCGTTGACGTTGTTCTGTAGATCAGTCCAAGTCTGGCCCGCCAGTGCATCCAGCTTGTTGGTTACATCAGCAGACAGCGGTTGGCTTTGCTTGGTAGCTCGCTCCAACTGGCCATCGATTTCATTGATAATCTTCATGCCATGAAACTTAATCAGATCCTTAACAGCGTCTTCACTTAAGCCGTCGATCCGCGCCATAAGCTTAACCGCATCTTGATTAAGCCTGCCAATCTTCTGCAGTTGCTGTGCCTGCCACATGACCACATCAGACTGATCCACATGCTGATAGTCGCCATCTTTTAAAGCGTTGATAATCAGCTTAAAGATGCTGTCTTCCAGCCCAGAATAAAGGCTATTGATGTAGTCAGCCGCCTGTTCGAATCGCTCGCGTGCTCCCATAACTAATCAGCTCCATCACCTTCGGGCCCACTATTGCCCTCGAAAGAATTAAATGACATCTCGGGTTGCTCATCTTTCAATTCTGACAGCCACTCATCGGCTTGCTCTTCGTCTAAGTCGAAATTACGCATAATGAACCGTTTCTTTGGCATAATCCCCAGAGAAACTGCCTTGCTGTCTTGATCGAATTGCGTATTCCTGTCGGTAAAGACGCCATCAGCAAAGTCAACGTTAATGTCTTGCTGTTCAGGGTCACCAGTGAAGCGTGCGTTGCCATCGCTAAACAGCCCACCACACTCTGCTAATTCCAGGACTGCGATGACTAGGTTGCTGAGCTGTTTTTCAACCTGCGTCAGATAGCTTGAACGTGTTTGATAGGTCATCGAATTGTTTGAAACGACCTCAGTTGCTGTCTGAATCCCACTTGGCGTATTCGTAAACGTGCCTTGTGACAGCCCAATAGCATTCTCAAATTCACTTAAGAAGAAATCCATTGATGCTTCATACTGATCGTTGCGAATTGGAGTAGTTAGATCAGTAATCTTCATCCCGTCTGGGTCGCCGTACATCTGTACAAACACATTGGCATCTTTGTCAAACATAGGTGGCCGAGAGATTTTCTCTTTATTGCTGCCAAACTGTACTGGCGGACGCAACATTTCAGCTGGTACTGCAACCTTACGCTGACCCATCCGGACTTCCCATACAAACTGATCATGTGTCTGATTAATGGCATCAACAATCTTGCGCGAGTTATCAACCAGCCCCAAACCAAGCGGGCTATCGGTACGCTTGTTGTTCATGCCAGGCGCTTTAAAGTACGCAAACAGTGGCTTGGTTAATCCAGTCAGTGTGACTTCTGGCTGTAAACCAGCATACTCATCTAGCGATCCAGTGGCACCTGTACGCCAACCTGGTTGATGTTCTGAGACCGATACAGCTCATTGGTGATCTTGTAGGAGTGATCATCGTTCCATTGATGGAACTCAAGCAGCGTGTAATACGTCGGCTGATTGTCTTCTGTGACAGTAGTCCGGGATGCAATCGCCGCTTCATTAATTTCATTCGTGTTGCTGTGGAGAGGATAGAACTGATCCGCACTGACCCACGCGAACTTAATCTTATCGTCTTGAACGTATGGCCGAATTGCACCGCCACCTAATGCGATGGCCTCCTCAAGTTTCTCTTCGTAAAGGTTGTAGAAATCATTATCTGCCAACACATTTGAGATAAAACCATTAGTGGATTCATCCCCAACTGTGATCGCGCATTGCTCATTAAAAACGATGCTTGCCAATCGATGCGCGGCCATTTTGGTGACGTTCACTGACGACAGCTCACGAGTCAGTTCTTGCCCATAGCTGTTTTTGTAGTGCACCATGCCGAAGTCGTCGCGGTAATACTGTTTAGCAACTCGAATCCGTTCATATTCTTCACTAGGGATTGAGATGCGCTCATCGTCAGTGATGTTAGTCAACTGATTAACCATGCCCAGCTTTGCGCCTCCTTTCCTAAACAAATCTTTGATGCGGTTGATAAAGCTCACGTTGCCACCTCCTAGTATTTGAGACCAAAGGCACGCTCATTGCTCAGGCAAACGTACTGGAATTGGTCACACGTATGATCATCAACCTTGATAACCTTAGGATCGTCACTCTGTAGCGTGTTTTCATCCCACTGATACTTACGATGCTCTGCGATGAAAATCTCGTTATCTGGCCGATCTAGATAGTAAAAACGACCTTGAGCAAGCAAGTCTTGCACACGGTCGATCATGTCTACTTTTTTTAGTTTTTTAACCTTGTGCCAGTGAACTCCATAATCGTTGTAGAACTGGTTTTCCAACGCACCTTCAGCAGAGTCAATCGTCATGTTGGTGATTCCAAAGTGAAGCTCTGACATGTTCTTGTCAATGAACTGCTTGAGATCCTGCGACAGCTCACTAGGCGGCTTCTTATGGCTCTTGCCTTGTGGTGAATAGTAATAGGTATCATACAGGATTACTTTGCCTGTACGCGTCAGAATATAGCACCCACAGGTTGTTGCCGAGATTTCATGACCAGTGTCAGCCGAGTAATAGACTCCTATGATCTCATCATCAGCGGGCAGTTCATCAAGCGGTTTGAACAGACTCATGTTGTAGATGTTGGTGCCAAGCCCAACAACCTCGCCCAAGTACAACCAACGATAGTAATCATAGTCATTTTCTTTGTATTGATTGATGAGCTTTAGCTGTTGGTCCGTTGTGAACCCCCACTTGTCATCTAAATAAGTTGATGTATCGATGTAATAGTCAGGGTTCTGATCCTGCTTGCTGATCCATTCGTTGATCCAATCATAAGGATTCTTAGGCGGGTTATACGAGTAGTAGACCGTCACGTGGTCCACATAATCCGGTTTCTGTCGGATAAACGTTGGGTTGGCTTGGTCAAATACGTCTGGGCCTTTAAAATTAGCTGCTTCTTCATACCAGACAGCAATCACGTTATCTACAATGTTGGACTTAAGCTTCATCGGATCATCGGCGCCGTAGAAGTAAAACGTACTCCCAGTGCGCTTATGCGTAATGCGCAGCGGCGACTTATAGAAATGATACTCATCATCCATATGCAGCATGGTCAGTGCCCATCTAATCTGGCTATATACCGAATCATGCAGATAGCTGGCGTTTTCTCGTACACAGACCACGTTGACCTTATGCCCTAGCATCGTCCAGTGCTTAACCTTAGTCACCAGTTTCAAGCTAATGACCGACGACTTGAACGAGCCACGACCACCTTTGCAGATTACGTATGGCTTGTCAGTATTCCACATTGGATAGAAGTGCGGATTGATCATGTGGCTAAGCTTTATCGTTGCCATCATCAATCCCTCCAATATCATCAATCAGCACTGTCTTATCGCCTGTATCATTCTTGCCAGTCAGTTCATCCCGTTTCCAGATAGCCGTATCAGCCTCTGCCTGCAGTTTCTTAAGCTGTGCGGCAACCATCGGATCATCAAGTGGATAGCGTTTCATGATCTCACGTGCAGCCGCTGTGCGGTCTTTAATCAATGGCGGTCGTTTGATTGTGCCACCATCTACGCTATCGGGTATCTCTTCTGTTTCTTCGCCACGCAGCACTCGCGTTAGATACTGGAGTACTTCCTTAGCGTCCGCAATCTTATGCGACTCAATTTCGGCCATTCTGGCATCAATATAGCGTTTAAGGTTAACATTAGTTAACAATCTGCTGGAAGCCGCTTTAGCTGAACTTTCAGTCTTAACTCTATATCCTGCTCTGATGTAGGCTTGTGCGGCATTGCCACTCTTAATGTACTCATCAGCAAACAAACGTTGTTTCTGCGTCAATTTCATGGCATCTGCCACACCACCTTTCGAATTTAATTATGTCTAGCCTTTAAAACCGGTGGCTTGATAGAGTACTCAGCCGCCTTAGTCTTAACCTTAGTGCAATTAGATCGCTGATCGTGATATATCTTTGCCAGTAGATCATGCTCTTCTCTAGAGCAGATACCCCAGCCTCTGTACACTCTCATCAAGTCACTTCCTTAGCCAAAATAAAAAGCCCAGCTAAAGCTGAGCTTATGTCCATCTAAGCCTAAATCGACAGACAAGAGAGTTGATTGCGCTACTCTCAATGGGAGTAACAGGAATCGAACCTGTGAACCACGTGGGAACGGTTTTACAGACCGTCGCGTTTGCCATCTTCGCTACACTCCCAAAACCCGCCGGCGTTGATAAGGAACACCATGCCGGAAGGATCATATGCAATTGTTTATGCAATCTACTTTAATTTATGCCATTGCTGGCAAAGGATAGGTAAGGGACTCGCACCCTTTTTGCGCTGAGACACGATGGTTAAAACTCAGTGCCCGCCTGGGACCTTCCAGTCAGTGAAACTCTAAACACTGACAATGCGCTGCTGTGTGTCAGCGCAATACCGCATGACGGAGTCGAACCGTCTAGCTGATGGGTACAGCTAACCGTATGCGGTGCCTAGTTTATGGAGTTAGCTTCTGGTATTATCCAAAATGCAAATTTAAGGTTTCCCGTTGATGCGGGAAAGCATCATGTGGGAGTCGAACCCACGCGCAGCCGTATTTAAAACGCACATTAATCATTCACTCGTTTGTTCCTACAATACTTGAAAGGAGGTTCCATACGAACATATGGATTGAATTGAACTAATTGTTAGTCTTCATCGCAGTTGTTTCACTGATGTAATATCGTTTTGGCATATTGGCATAAAAGCTGCGTCCCCGGTGATGATGCATAAGCAGACGCCGTAGCGCCCGTGTAACTAATCTAAAAGTTTGGAAGAAAACCTTTGATATGATATTTCTATCACGGTACCAGTTTAATCCACTTCTGCTATTGTCGTCGTCTTGTCAAAGTCCGATTTTTGAACCAGTTTGACTTGATCATCTTCATCAAATCCATATCGACGCTCAAAGCCCTCGAATCGCTCAGCAAACTCACACATGCATCCCCGCTTGATGTACTGATACTGTGATGATGAATAGCAGAGTTTGTCGGCCATCTGCCAGTCTTTTAGACCTTCGATATAGACGGCTGAGATGATTTGATACGTCAAAGGCTCACAGTTTTCCAGCGTATCCCTGATGCAGTCGCACATGCGTTGTGCCTGCATCCCACTAATGAGTCTGTCCTCAGCGTGATTGCCATTTGCCCCACCGCCACCTGCTAGGCTGAGTGTCGGCGATTTGAGCTGATTGCGATGCAGACCAGCTTGATATAGATACCGATTAATCCCATACGTCCAGAATCGTCGCACATTAGCAGCGGTCTCCTTGCTGTCGATTCCCAAGCCTAAATCCATTTGCACCACGACACCACTCTCCTCTGCTATAATTGATGGTGTTGATTCATTAGAGGGTCGTGCCGTCATGGTGCGGCTCTTTTTTACTGCCATGCTGATTGCCTAAAGAAAGAACAGGCTCAGCATGAAGCAGATGAACCTGACTGCGGTGTTGTGGACCGTCATAATCATGGCAATCGTAATTGATGCGATAGCTGCGTACTTAAATCCAACCACCAGCGTTCCCAATACCATTTCCTTACGCATATCTATCCTCCAACACGTGTGCTAGCAACACAATCACGACTGCCCAAAACAGCAGGCAAGTCATTACCGTCATCCCTAATCCATTCCACTTTCTTTTCATTGTGGTCACCTGTATAACGTTGGCTTTCGCAGCATATCAAACCTTGCCCCGATTCTCGGCAGCTTCTTTGATACGTAGCTCTGCCCGTCCTGGTATACCTCATCTAGCATGACCGTTTCGTTAATGTGATTAGCTTCAATGATCAGGTACAGTTTTGAGTCACCAAGTGTCACTGCTCTGCTGTTACGGAATGCCCGCTCAACCTCTTTGCTTTTCATCTCTTTCTCCTTCCAGTAATTCTTCTACTTTGTAATCAATTGAAGTTTTGATGTCGTAGTAGTCCTTGACGATCGTCCCGTCACGCTTGATGCGCTGATGCATCGGCTGTGTTTTGGTGGTCGTGCCTAAGATCTTGACTTTAAAGTAGCTTCTGAGTGGTGTCACCACCTCAACCGGGATGCCGTACTTGCGCCAGAACAGCTTAAATCTTAGCTGTGCGCTCGCGTCGGTTGCTCGATAGGCAATTCCCGTTTTAACGTCGTAAACGTGCTCTATGGACTTGTCTGGGCCAAATACAACGAAGTCTGGCCGATAGTAGATTGCTCCGACTCGTACCATGCCGGCGTCAAAAATAGGCAGCAGTTCATACTGGGGATGCACTGCATACTCTTTACCGCTGTTTTTGATATAGGCGGCGTAGAACGATGCTTCTTTTGCGGAATCAAACGTATAACCGTCCAGCTTGACCTTTCTACCGTAGTGCTTCATCGTTCCACCGCCTTTGGCTTTTCGCCTACTAGAATGATTGAATTTGGGTCTACAGCAATCATGCCCGTTTTTGCATTCTGCCATCGACAACAGGGGCAGGGGCAGGGGCATAGACTGCTCGAAAACGAAACATGGTTCCGTCTTTCTTGCACTTGTCAATGCGACCAACCACTTCACTAAAAACGTCACGCAGATAATAAGTTTGTGGCATGGTATCCGCATCAGCCATGAGTATTCTCATGTCGGTTTCTTCACGCGGTTTAGTGATTAACTGATTTGCCGGCATTATGTTCCTCCTTTTACTTTTCATATTCTCGGTAGATGACCAGTGCGTCTCGAACTACGCAGCAGCTGTCGATATCGTCGACCACATTTGACTGCAGCTTGACATCCACGATGATGTAGTCGGGATGCTTGGCAATCCACTTATTGATTTGCTCGTCAATGCTGGGATCGTCAAAGCCTTCCATAAAAATTTTTGTTTTAATCATGGTTTAGTCCCTCCTTTAGTCAAAAATATCAAGTATCAGATAACAGGCAGCTGTTACAGTTCCGCTGACAAGGCTGATCTGAATGCCTAACATCCAGTCACCCCAGATCGCATACACTCGTGCACCAATCATGATCAAGCCACTGATGATTCCTGTGATCCATAAGATAGATTTCATTCCAACTCATCCAATCCAATCAAACAGTTCATTTAGTTCCTGCGCAAACTCAGGGTTCTGCTTCTCACGCTTGTGCCATTCGTAGAGTGACTCAGCAGCTTCTGCCCGTTTCAAGTTAACGTAACGTGTTTTTTGTAGCTGGTGGTAATGAGTTCCTGGCAGATGGTGCAGCATCTTTTCAGACTCAACCAAGCCTTTGCGGTTTCGTGCTCGTTTAGTTGTCATGCTCATCATCACCAAAGAATACGTCCAGATATTCGCCACATAACTTAATCAAATCACCAAACAAAGCAGAGTTATCTTTATCGACGTAGATAGAGTCTAGATCAATTGCTGGAGTCTCATCGATAGTGGTCAATTCAAATACAGTATCATTGCCATAGGTGATCAAAACATTCCCTTTTTCGCTAAGGCTAATAAAACTGCCGTTCAAATTTGCCTCAGTATTTTCTAAAACTTTAAAACCTAGATGGTTATCAAGCGCTTTGAGCTTCTTGCCAAACTCATTAACTAATTTTTTGTTCATCGTTTGTCCTCCCTACCATTTAATTTGAACTCGGTTACAGTCTTCTAAACCCCAATACTTAATTTCTGCCATCGTAAATAAGCAATCGACTAGGTTTGCTTTGCGGTCAATATCGTTAACGTCGATAAAATCGCTATATGCAAGCCCTACAAGTTGCTTATCTTTAGAAATCATCAGTCCATATTCATACCGCAGGTAATAGCAATCTGGGGTATGTGGAACGAACACAATATAAACCGGTTGTTCGTGGCTAAAGCGTTCTTGGCTATTACGGTTAGCCTCATCAAGCAACGCTCGAATCACATCTGCAGCATCTTCCACTAATCCTATGTTGTCATGGTCATACTCGTAGTAGCTGTTAAGCCAATCAATTGCATTATCTCGGTTGTACTCCGTGACATAACGATACCTTTTGTTTTGCTTCTTAAACCATTCTGGACTCATAGTCATCATTCCTAATTAATAATCGTTGGCTCCCGAAATAAATCGATGGCGATTTTTATAAACATCAAAATCTGTAATTTGATAAGTGATGCCGTTGCACGTCACCCGACAATTGAGCGCATCGGAAATTAGGACAGCCGCTTGTTTTCCACTTGCAGCAACCACCATGTGATATACCCGTCCATCAAACGTTACTCGACATAAATTCATAATCCTCACTCCAAATCCATGTCAGTTATTGCCTTTCTTGTACAAGCAGCCACCACAAATTGGGCAGTATGGAAACGGAATCCGATTGCGTTCTTTGCTTTCCAAGTTGTGTAGATCGATGTCTTTATATTTTCCGGTTTCAAGATCGATTCTCTCAGTGATTGAGACCAAACCTTTATTTTCGTTAGCAATCACGCAGGTATAGTGCAACCCGCTTTTTAACGGGCAGTTATCCCTATGGCCCGGTTTGTTAATTTCACGTCCAAGCCGATTTACTTCGTCGAGCAAGTCAAAGACTGTACTGTCAGCACAGTTGAGCAGTAATAGGAGTCTTAACATGGCGCCGGTATCTTCCGGGTTACCGCCATTCAACTCGTTTGTGTAGGAATCAAAAAATTGGAATGCCTGATCAACAATTGATTTTTAACATATGGGTACGCCTCGTAGCGACGTTTAGTGCTTTCATTACCCTTTTCAATATCCATAACCTATCAGTCCTTCCTTAAATCTTGTAAATTGGGATGTTAGGAATCTCTCGGTTCTTGGCATCCCTTTTCTTCTTCTGCAGTGCTTGCCAGTCGTGAGTCGTATAGATGTTCTGGCTTAGCCAATCACTCACGACTGACTTTAAGTAGCCGTATGGCGTATTAGGCTCCGCATTTTTCGTCAGGTCGATTGCTTTCTGTAGCAGATCAATGCTCATCCCTTGATCCGAAGCATCAAGTAGCAGCTTGCTGATCTGGTCAGTCATGGCACCCAAGCTGTCTGGCCATGATAAGAGAGAGAGTTTGCTGTTTGTGTCGAGAGGTTGCTTAATCCTCTCTCTCATATTCATACTTGTAGTATTAACTCTTGTAATATTCCCTTTGACTTTTTTATCAATAGGGTATTGATCTTTTTGCGCATAGGGTATTGATTTTTTTGTCAATAGGGGTGTTGCAACGGGGTAGATTTTTCGTTGTACAATCNGCTTNCCATNGCGGGTTTGTTCAACTTGCACGTAGCCACACTTTTCTAGGTGACTGACCCAGCGGCTAACCGTTGACTTGTCNGCACGATATAGCTTTGAAAAGTACGAGTTGGTAGCTGTGCAGTACCCATATTTGTTGCTTAGTGCAGTTATTTCACTGTATAGCAACTTCTCATTCGGCTTAAGCCGTTCATCATAGCGCACATCAGCCGTGATGATGGAGTAGTAGGAAGGCTTCTCATCTTCCATTACTCTCACTCCCTTCTATGAGATCTCNATGCTGCTAACNTCTGTAAATCCTGCCAGCTGTTTNCCCTGCCGACAGTATTCGCACTTACCGCATGCCTTAGGTGGCTCCTCACCCATCAACACACGCCAGAAATGATCTTGTTCATTGCTGATCTTCTCCAGAGCTGACTGCATTAAAAACTGCCCATCGCCGTCAAAACTGATCGCGATTTTGTCTGGAATTGGCTGTTTGGACACACCAAAGATATACGGCTGGCAATCAACATCAAACGTCTGTCTGATCAGCTCTTGATAGATTGCTGCCTGCATATGGTAGCCACGATCCTCGACGAAATTGACCTTTTGACGCAGTTCCGGGTTCCAGTGCCCCTTGTGGAAATCATCAACCGTCTTCAAATCGCAGAAGTAGCCACGATCTAGACAGAGACTGTCGATCTTGCCCTTCCATTGGTGGCCAAAGAGTTCGCCGGTGACGATGACTTCCTTTTCGCCTGGCATATAGACGTAGTTGAAAAAGTCGTCCTCACTGAGCGCCTTGATCATGTCATCGGCAACCTTGTAGCTGCTCTTTAACTGCCCCTTTGTTTTGCCACGAGTTGAGATCATCTCGCTCTTGTTAGCCTCAACAAACTCTTGATGAGCCTCAGGACTTTCAAAGTACGAATGGACATAGTTGCCGACCAGCAACGGTTCCGGATTGCTTGTTGGCTCCCAGTCGCCTTTCAGCTTGGCTAAGGTAGCCGCCTCGCACTTTTCAAAATCCTTGAACACTGAAAAAGACATGTACTGGAAGTCNGTATCATGACTGTAGTAGTTACTTTTCGTCAACTTCATCGATGTAGTCGAAGATGTCGGTTTGGCCGTCTGCCTCTTGGTTGTCATCGTGTTCTGCCTCCTCTTTTGCTGGTTCTTGTTCTGACTCTTTTACCGGTTTTTCTTGCTCTTGTTCTGGCTGTTCTTGGGGTTCCTCAGCCGTTTCTTTTTCCTCTTCGTGGTTTTGTTCTTGCTCTTGCTTAAAGCCTTCCACGAGCTTATCTGCGGTTGATTTTGGTGTTTCTGGTGTTACGTCTTTGCGTTCAGAATCGTCCTCGTACTCGTTTGCCGTAACGCTGTTGATTGAGCCGGTCAGCAGGTCGCTATCGTCNCTCGTATTGATGACCATCTTGGCAGCCCGATTGATAACCGTCCGCTTAGCCATCTCCTCAGGGAACTTATTCTGAACGTTGTGCTGACGTGACTGTGACCAACTGGCTTGGATCTGTTTCTGTGTCATAACCGTGTAGTTAACACGACCGTCAGTCATCTGGATGAACGCAAAAACCGCTTTGATCGGCTTGTCCAGGTTCTCGAACTTAGGCACGAACTTGGTNACCTTGATTCGGCCAAGCTCGTCAGCACCAATCACGAACTCGTCGCCCTGATGAACTACTTGAGCATCAATATCCTTAACCCCTTTCAGCCGTTTGAGTGCCGTGATAGTGCCAAAGTAAGACCGTTGCATCTGCAGCTGATTGCCATAGACGATGAAATAGCACTGATTCTTAGCCGGGCTAAGCCCTTGCTCGACCATATCCAGCAAAGAGTTAGCGATTGAGGCGGGAACACACTGCAAGGCCGGCCGACCGTCACGTCCTTTGACGTTTTGGAGCGTAAAGAAAGCCGATTTTAAAGCGTTCTGCCATTTGTAGTTTGCCGGCAATGCCAGCCCTTCGTCCGTCAACTGATCGATTTTTTCGATACTGTGTCTGTAATGTCCTTCTGCAGGATCGCCATTTGATTAGTCATTGTTGTCTTCCTTTCGTTCGCGTACTTTATTTCGAACCGTAATAAGCGGTTGCTGTGCAAGTTCTAAATCTGCAATGCTCATTGACAGAGCTTCGATAATCTTGTTTTCGTCAATATCCTCGCCGCCACTGATATACAGTAGTGAGTTAAAAGTTGCCCCGACTTTCCTTAACGATTCGTCAATTAAGGCATTTTCATTTGGTGATAAATTCATATGTTATAATTCCTTTTGTAAAATATTTTTACTTCGGCGTAACTAGTGGCGGCTAGTTGCGCTTTTTTGTTCTCCTAAAACCTCTGCCATCGTGTCAGCTCCGAAGAGCTTGACAGCCAGTGCCGAGTGCAAGAATGGCTTCCACAACGCTTCAAAGCTAACCAGTACAGTCAGTACAAAGGCTGTCGTAGTGAATCCGTCTACCCAGCACCAGATAGCCAGGTAGACTAAGACAAACCAGTTAATTCGGGTAACGTTGCTCATAGCGTTTCAGCTCCTTCCCAATTTTTTCAATCTTTGCATTCAAGATGCTGTGATCTACTAGCAGCAGAGCTACCAGTAGGATTCCAAAAAGCGGTGCGAATAGGTCCATGCTGTTCCTCCTAAATCTTTGCGCTCCAGTCAATTTCACGCTTGTGTGCTTCTATCCATCGAGATGCTTCGTACTCAAAAATGATTGACTTCTTAACCCCTGACGTTGCATGCGGTGCGATTACCCAACCGCCGTTTGCAAAATCGGTTTCCGGGAACTTGTCGAAGATGTATAACCGTACCCAAGGGGCACTCTTACCACCGCAATACTTACGACGGAATTCATTAATATCAATCGTTCTGCCAATCGCGTCTTCTTTAGGAATTAGCCCTAAACTATCAACCGCCTCTAAGACGGCTGAATTAATTGCTTTGTCGTCAATTAATAGTTCCATCTACCCATCTCCTTCCGCATTCGTTGAGTTAGCTTAACGGTAAACTTGTCCAGTTCTTCCTTAGAAGGATTGGACTTTTTTAATTCGAAAAGTTCAGCTTGCGTCAATCGATGTGATCCACGATACAAAGCAGCATCGATTTCTATTGAATCCATGCCCTATGCTCCTTTCTGCTACAATTGATTCATCTCCTGATGAAAGGAGGTGAACTTATGCCAAAGCAAATTTGGGTCAGCCCTCGTTCAAACGGTTGGGCTGTTAAGAGTTCCGGAAGTTCTCGTGCTTCTAAAATCTACAGCACCAAATCAGAAGCTATTAAAGCAGGTCGTCAACAAGCTATTAATAATCATGCTGAGTTGGTTAGTCAGAAGCGAAACGGTCAGATTAACTTAAAGAACTCGTATGGTAATGACCCAATGCCTCCTAAAGATAAGGACTAATCCTTATAAACCGGCATAAACCGCACCCTGAGGCCTTCTACGGTTTCGCAGTCGTCATCTGTGATCACCGCCAAGGTCTTGGGGCTTTTTTCGTCTGTCTCAACAATGATCCGTGAGTAATCGGACATTGGCTTTTGGCACTTAGCAGTTGCCTTCTCAAATTCTTCAACAGTTCTCATAGCTATGCTCCCTCCTTTCCAGTTGTATACTTGATTCATCTCCTGATGAGAGGAGGTGAATTAAATGTTCCGAATTAGTGTCCACTTTCGGCCTGTCAGTGATACAAACGAATTTGAGCTAGGCAATGTATTTGCGTTGCTAGTTGATGGCGTACAAATACAGCCAAAAGATTTGAAATTGAGTGAAGCCAAAACCATCACTTTTAACTACCACCGTCTTACATTTGGGGACAATCCTAAGAAACAATTAGGGACAGTTGTCTTTAATGCAGATGACATCGTTTATATCGACATGACCCAAGATGATTAATTTTTAAGCCATTGCATAAGCTTGATTAAGAGTGCCTTCTTAATCAGGCTTTTTGCTTTTACAGCTTTAATCAGCAACTCATTTTCGAGCTGTGATTTAAGCCTTTGACGATCAGATGAATCCATGTCCTATGCTCCCTCCTTTACCAATGAGTCTGATAGTGTTCAAGTAACAAACCGGCAAGTTGACGTTCATTAATCTTTGAACTATTCCGCAATCTGCTAGTGATGATAATCATTGCAGCCTTATCACGACTATTTTCGAGACTAATCAACTGTTGCAGCAGTCGATTAGTCTTTTTTGTTCCTTAATCAGCTTTTTACTTAACCCCATCTTTGCCCTCCTACAGTCCTAATTAGTATCGATAGTGGTATCAATCATCACCACAATCCTAGCTTTGCTAATACGAGGAGTGTTGCGGCAGAAGCTAAGCAGCTAACCACGATTGTCACAAAGCATTCTAGAAACTCTTCTGATTTCCAGAAGGGCTTTTTTTGTTTCTTCATAGTTATGCTCCCTTCTTTTCGTCTGCGGTTTCGATTAGTGGAAGGATGCCATGCCGTTTGAGCAGTTCATACAGCCCAAGCCGTCCTTTGAAATCAAATAATTGCTGCATTTGATTACCTCCTTAAATGCTTTGCTATAATCACCTAGAAAGGTGGTGATATTATGAAATTAAATTCAGATTGTGTGCGTGACATTTTGATTGCTATTGAAGATTCAACTAATTTTCAAGAAGCGATTAACAACAATCAGCTAGAAACATTAGATGTCCTCAATCCTTATACAAGCGAAGAAATCTTATATCATCTTAGGCAGCTATCATGGGCTGGATTAATACAAGATTTTGATTGCTATGCCGATGGTGGATATTCGATTCTTGATCTTTCTCCCAAAGGACACGAATTTCTGAATAACATTCGCTCTGATGAGAATTGGAATCGTACCAAAAACTTAGCAAGTAAAGTTGGTTCTCACTCCTTATCAGCTTTACAGCAAATCGCATCTGGTGTTATATCCGCCACAATCAATCATTATTTGGGTTATTAAGTCGCAAGTCTGTTTTGAAAGTGATTCGCACAGTAGAAAGTGGTGAATCACTTTCTGTTATGGTTTCAATGTTTTTTACCATTTTCACTTCTTTACCATTCAAGTAAAGTTTTCGTCCGTTAATAATGAGATTATTTGTATCTTCTTGTTTCATTAATTGCCTCCTATAGTCATAGTCCTAAATCGTCGTCTTGAATCTCCAGTGCGTTGTCCTGGAATACTTTCAGTGCTTCAGGAAAGTATCGCCAAGCTCCATCGTGATCACGGTAGCTCATGTCAGCATCACGCTTGACACCAAGCTTGTTGGCCCATTTGCCAATTGCAATCGGCGACACGCCAATGATGTTGCCAATCTCGGTTGCTGAATACTCTCGGCGTGCACCTACCGGCAGTGCCGACATGGCGCGGATTGCTTCGTTGCGGAAGTCGGTGGCCATACGTGGTCGCTGGTAATCGTCAGCAACTTTGCCAAGCTCCAGATACAGCTTGACGTCTTGATTGCGCAGCTCGTGTGCCTTGTTGACGTTCTGCTTGCGCATCTCAATCAGCCATTCTCGCTTGTATGCAAGCTTTTCGTGCTCAAGCTTGCTGTCAATGACTACTGTCTTCCCGTTGTGTTCAGCTTCATATTCATTGAACAGTGATACGTACGTTGCGGTGAAGATCGTCCCTTTGCGACCGGTCAACTTGTTGGCCACAAATTCGCATCCCTGCTTAGTTAAAAGGAAGCATGGCCGTTCTTGGTTATTCTGATCAACGTACGTAGATTCGATGAAGAATTTAGCCGGGCTCAATTTTGATCCGGGCTCTAAATCACTGATATAACTGCGAATGTCACGCATTAGGTTCTTGTGAGTCTTGCCAATCATCTTAGCAACGTCCCGGCTGTCGATTACTTGTTGCTTGGATTCGCCAACATAGCGAATCACTGATTCTTTATTTACGTTTTGCATTATGTTTCCTCCGCACTACGGTTAAACCGTGTTTTTGTTTAAAAAATAATATCGGAAAATCCGATATTTAGAATTTTTTCAATTTTTCGAATCTGCAAAGCATTAGGATACGTCATCCCACGCTCCCATTTGCTCCAGGCGGCAGGTGATACTCCTACCTTTTTAGCAGCCTCTTTCTGCGTTAATTTGGCATTAACGCGTGCAGCTCTCAGTGTCATTGTCAACTTATTATCTATGCTCCTTTCTTGTTAAGGCCTTGATCAACCTTACGAGTCATATATTAACACGGTTTAACCGTGTTAGCAATACTTTTTATCATTTTATTTTACTTTTCTTATTAAAATTCAACAAAAACACGGTTTAACCAGTTATAATTAGCCTAAAAAGGTGGTTATGAATATGACTAATAATGCTAATTATAATAAGCAGATTATGGCCGAACACATTAAGGAAAAATTAAACCAGAATGGCATGACCGCTAAAGAATTTTCCGAGAAATTAGGTTTTAAATACACTACTGTCCTAGATTGGATTCATGCAAAAACATATCCTCGCATAGATAAAATTGAAAAAATGGCTAATTTCTTTGGCGTTGACAAAGCGGATTTAATAGAACCTCACCGCGACCCCAGGGAAGACGATGAAAAGCCTCTGACCAGAAATCAGAAACTGATTGCTTACTCTATCGATCCAGACATTAGCGATGAAGAACGCCAAGCAATCATCGAAATGGTTCAGGCTGCCAAAAAATTCCGCCGTCGTATTTAGGTGCCCTGCCATGTCTGACTTGGAGATTATTGAGGATTTATATCCTGAGCTGCGGTTCTGGTTTATTGATGTTCCAAGCCCGCATTATCACGGCCATATCGAAGGAACTGACGTCTATATCAACTGCAATCAGAGCAACGATGACTGGATCAAGACTTCCCTGCATGAAGTCGTTCACTACAGCTACGATTACTGCAATTTGTCGAACGCCCGCAGTGTAAAGACCATGCGTTCCGAAAAATGGGCCGTCTGCGAATCGCAGCGTGTATTTAGAAAGCTGTTTAGAAAACATGAATAAAGAGATGCATATCGATTAATTCAATACGTCCAGGTGATTAGAAAGGATAACTATATGAACGTTGACAAGCCACGATACACAGAAAACCAGAAACGACAAAAAATTTCAAAATTTAACGATGTTTACTATAATGGCAATCCTGACGATTGGAAAGTATCTCGCTTACCTAATTGGATGCAATCATATGGGTATTTACTTAATAAAGAATTAGAGAATAACTGCCATCCCATTACAAGCGTTTTCATCAAGGGACTGTTGTTATGATTGATTACGGTGTAACAATTGGTAATGAGTTGGGTGGTAAACACTTTGGTGTAGTCCTAAATAATGATGATACAAAATACAAAAGGAAAGTAATGGTTGTCCCATTATCATCTCATCGGCACAGAGGCTATATAGATTTAGGCTATGACTTAATGTCCGGTATAAACGATTTAATTGAACTGCGCAAAGGTGAAGAGCAGAAAAAGATAGATAAACTAATTAATAGATTAAATGAATTCAACAACAATCATAAAGACAATCACTTCTCTTTTTTAGATGAAGAAATTAAATTTATTAACGATAATGGTGTTAAAAGCTTCCCTAAAAATAACTATACTGTTGAATTTAACCTTAGCAAAAATAACGACAAACTAGAATCTTTAATTGAAGATATTAAGCAAATTGACTCTTGGGAACAGTATAAGAATATTTTTAATTTTGTATCGTTTGCAGAAACAGCGCTTACTTTTCAAAAGAGCATAAGTAAGAGCCTTGATGAATTAAAAGATAATCTATTTCAAATGAAACTACTCGAAAAAAGCTAACTAGATATAATAAACAGTCTTATGCTGTTATTTCTGATATTAAATCTGTTAGCAAATTACGAGTCGCAAAATTAAATCGTTTTACAATTTCAGGAAATGCTCGTATCTCTGCCGAAAATTTAGACAAGATTAGGCAAGGGATTATTAAAACTATTGAATAAAAACATTTCATATGGCATAATATAGCCATCGACAGAAGTGCCGACCATTTAAATGGTCTTAATTTACTGCTCTAATAAGAGCGAGGGCTATATTATTTCGTTTTGAAGTAATATGGTCCTCTTTTTTGTTTAAAGGTATTTGGTGGTAATACGTCCAAGCGTGATCGACGTTAAAAGCTAATAATTGGGGGATTTTTATGGCTGTATTGGGAGCAATTTGGATGGTCGTTGGCCTTGCAGCAATTATCATCCTGTGCGTTTTATCGCTATTACATGTTGTTAAATGGAAAGTTACAGGGATCGTTGCATTAATAGCAATCGTCGGTTTCTTTCTTATCGTATTAAATATCGGATCAAGTGATGATAAGGAAGATGATGTACAAGTAGCAAAACTTGTTTATAGTAAAGGCGATAAACTTGACGATGGAAGCATCGCTTTCAATACTAATGGCAACGGCAAATGTACGATCAAAGTTAAAGGGCTCGTTAATGGTACGGCCGTGATCAAAAACAATGACGATGAGCATCAATTCAAAGATCAAGCCTTTTCTGTAAAGAAAGGAAAAATTACCAAAGTTACAATCAGACAATCTGAAAAACAAGCTGAGCATAATTACGTGCTCGACGAAGGCGCTGGTCATAAAAAGAAATTTGCCGTTTTTGGCGGCAATGATTTAGGTGATGACGATGACAGCGGAAGTAACTCAATCAGTGATAAAAATAGTAATAACAAGATACTGGCAAAATCGTTAACACAAGATTTTTCTGAAAGTGGGGATGATATCTTAAGCAACGTCAAAGTCGCATATCGCGACTCAATTTTTTATGTTACCGTACCTGATGACGTAATCGTATCATCTGATAATGAGCAGCTTAACCTTTATCGCTCAATCGTGAAAGCAATTCACTCAAAACAAGATCAGCCTACTGGTGTCGTATACTTCGTTGACAGCACTGATAATATCATCGCAGAAACAAAAACTTTTAATAATACGGAAGTAACTCTAAAATAACTAAAAAGCCCGGCACAGCGCCGAGCTTAATTTTTACACAATTAACGAACGTATGTTTAAGAAAGGACAATATCATCATGGCTTCAATCACAAAGCGTAACGGGAAGTGGCAAGTTCGGGTTGCTTGGCGTGATACGCAAGGCAATTGGAAAAGTCGAAATAAAGGCGGTTTCCCGACTAAAACAGCCGCACGAAAGTGGGGCATTGAACAAGAGCAGCTATTAGCTAGTGGTCAAATTAATACTTCCAATCCCGAATGGCCGGCTTACTTTCTGGAATGGTTTAACACGTTTAAAAAAGATAAGATTTCAAAATCTACAGCTCGCTTGTACATTAAAACGTCAGAACGAATTTCTGACTACTGGGGCCACGCTAAAATTAGCACGGTTAACCGCAGACAATACCAAGACTTTATGAATCAATTTGGCAAAACCCACGCTAAAGAAACAGTTCAAAAAACTAATTCAATTATTCGAGCGTGTGTTAAAGACGCTATTCTTGATGGCGTCATTGCCAAAGACTTTACCCAACGTGTGGAGTTGATATGGTCTAGCGATGGTATCAAGGTTAAATATTTAAATGTTCAGCAAATCAAACAATTAGTAGACTCACTTAAGGACGGTATTACGCCCAGAATGGTTAGCCGTTATATGATAATCACGGCAATTTTAACCGGTATGCGTTTAGGTGAGATTATGGCACTTAATTGGAATGACTTAAACGTTAACTTTAAAACCATACGAATTAATAAATCTTACGACTATGTAAACGGTGGCGAAATTAAAGCACCTAAAACAGAATCGTCTAATCGAACTATTAGGATTAATCAAGGACTCGTTGATTTGCTGCTTGAGCTCAAAGCTAATAATCAAGATATGATTTTTAAAACTAAAGTTGGTACAATTCCGGGATCAACGGCAGTTAACAAAACCCTCAAGAAACATCTTGCCAGTTGTGGCATTGAACGCAATAATTTCCACTTCCATAGTTTGCGCCATTCTCACGTCGCCTTGTTATTGGACAAAGGTGTCGATCTATTTGCTATCAGTCAGCGACTAGGACACTCTAACATGACAATTACGGCAAAAAATACGCTTATCTCATTGACGAACATCGGGCAAGATCTAATGACCAAATTGCTCAAGTTCTCGATGAAATAA